CGCTCTACGACAAGCGGGCGGTGTCGGACATTGCCTTGGATGAACTCAAAGGAACACCGGCATGAACTGGCGCACCCTCAACGCCCGACTGGGTAGCCTACGCGAAGACGAACTCGAGGGGATGATCCAGGCAGAACTGCGGGGTGAGCGTCGGCCCACCCTTCTGATCCGTATGCATCAGCGGTTCACCGTCCTGCGGAACCTCCGCGAGCGGCGCGAGATCTTGAACGCCGCTACGTCAGAAGCCCAAGCGCAGTAGCGTAGCGCGACCGCACGTCATCAATACCGATGAGGCCGCCGTTGATCCGCTGGCGGCAGCGGTCCACGGCGCCAATGTCAGCTAGGTCGTTGCAGTTCTTGGCGTGCCAGAAGATCGCGGCGCTCTCGGCCGCGCCTTCCCGCGTCTCGATCCACTCGGGCAGGTCGTCCACCGGCATGTTCACGATCTCGGCCAAGCTCTCGTAGTTGTACCGACCCGTGGTCTGCATCAGACCACGGCCGATGAAGCGCCAGCCGTCGCCGGGGGTCTTGTTCCCCATGCGCCCGCCGTAGGCCGCCTCGGCAATCGCCTTCTGGTCGGCCGGCTGCTTGTCGGTGCGGCCCACCTCGGCGGCGTACTCCGGCGTGAAGTACTTCGGCCATTGCTTCGCCAGGGCTTCGGGGCGGTAGTTGAGGCTCTCGCGCAGCTTTCGGCCGCCCGCCGTCTCATGGCCGGTGTTGGCCAGGAACATCGCCACCCGCTTCGACGTGTTGATCTCGCGTCGGGCGCAGGCCGCCTCCAGCACCGCCGCCCACTCGGCGGGGTCGACCCAGTTCAGTCCCTGCATCAGCTTGGCGGTAATCACTTGCGAACCATCCTGCTCATCGCTTCGCTCTTTTCCTTACTGCCGGCGCTGCTCCCGAAATAGTAGGAAACGATGCCGCCCCAGGCGGTGCCCAGCGTGCCGAGCATGACCAGCAGCGCCTCGCCGCCTTGCGTGGGCAGGCCGTAGGCGATCATGTAGCCCAGCACCCCGAAGAAGCCGAGCGTGACTGCGCCCGCCAGGGCCTTGGGCGTCCAGTCGCCGGTCTTCACCTCGCGTTCGCGGGCGCTGCTGCGGTCGGCGGCGTCGATGCGCTGAAGGTCGATCTCCAGCTCGCGCATCCGCACGGCGAAGTCCTGTTCGGCCTTCTTCAGCGCCAGCAGTTGATCGGGCGACGCCTTCGCCGCCGCGTCGATCAACTCGTCTTCGGTCCCGTCAGGCTTGCCCAGCAGGGCCTCGGAGATGGCCCGCGTGGCCATGCCAGCGAGCGGGCCGCCGACGGCCGTGGCAATGGACGGTGCGACCGTGCGGACGAGGTTCAGAAGCTGGTCCATCAGTCGCGGTCCTCTGACGCCCGCGCGAGGCGCAGGCCGCCGAGGAGGCCAACGAGCGCGCCGACGATAGTGGAAAAGGCGGGGCCTAGCACCTCAAAGATCTTGTCGTTGTTCACCTGTGGGTCAAACAGCCCCGCCAAGAGTACGAACACCATGGCGAGCATGACCAGCGCAAGCGTGTAGATCGCAACCAGCAGGATGTGCCGCTGGACGCCCTGCATCACTTATCTGCCTTGCGTTCCAGGCGGTCGAAGATGGCTTTCACCATCGACTTGATGTCCTGGATGTCTGCCCGATAGTCGTCCTTGCTGACGTACTTCGTGTGCATTGCCCGCTCCAGCTCTTTCACGTCGTCTTGCAGCAGGCGGATTGAGTCCCACACGACCTTCAGCATCCAGCCCATTGCCGTGCCAGCTACGCCGACGATGATGTTTACGAGATCCTGTGACATAGGCGGCGTCCCTTAGCGAGCCATGGCGTTGACATTACCCGCCGCGCCAGCCGGGGCCATAGCGTTGGGCGCTGGCTGACGGTCTTCTTCCTCGCCAGCAACCTCACGGCCTGCTGTACCCGCCAGCCAGCCTTGCAGCCGGCGAACGGCAATGTCCTGCTGGCGCGCGTTGCGCGTCGGGGACATGAGCGTGGCGAACAACTCGGGATCGGTCACGGCCTGCGACAGCAGCCGCGCCGCCCGGTCGTTCGTAAGCCCGCGCAGGAACTCGCGCATGTTGCTTGACGCGATCTGGGCGCTCTGAAGACCGCCCGCCAAGCCCGTGTCGCCGCCCACAACCGCCGCCGTTCGGGCGGCCACGACGCGGCCGATAATCTCAACGACCTTAGCCGGTGTGTCTTGGATGACGCCGCCCACCGACGGCAGCGGGCCACGGGCGCGCTCCAGCGCCGTCAGTTCTGTGCCGATCTGCCGCAACCGCTGCAAGGCGGGGGCGTCGAACACCGCCCCCAGCGCCGCTACTTGCTTGGGGTCGTTCAGCGCAGCCATAATGGCGCTGCCGCGAAGGACGGTGCCCTCCGGCGTCGTCTGTTGCGCCCGGCCAAACAGTTCATCAACAAAGGCGCCGCGCAGTCCCGCCAGCGCTTGGCCCGACGGGTCGCGGTTCACCGACCGGCGCAACGATGCGGCAACGGCGGCCGGGTCGCGGGCCGCAAAAACCCGCGCCGCTTCGCCGCCAGGATCCGCGCCCAGAAAGCGCGCAACGGCGCTCTCGTTTGGGCGCTGGAGACGCCGCTCCACGTCGGCCTGCCGCGTGGCCAGCGTCTCGGCCCGACCCTGCGCCGTCATACCCTCGGTTAGCCGATCGCGGACGTCCGGGAACCGCCCCAAAAGCGCCTCGTTGCGGCGCATCCAACTGGCCGCGCCTTCGGGCCGAATACGGCCCTCGCTCGACACCGCGGCGTTGCGGAAGGACCGCGAGAGGTAATCCTCGATGGCCGCGCGCGTCGCCGGGCTGTCGCCGGTTGCCGCTAGCAGATCGCGGGCGGCGACGTCGGCGCGGGGGCCGCCGGATCCCAGCAGCGTTTCCAGCGTCAGTTCTGGCGCCACGCGAGGCTCCGACCCGCCAGCGGTGCGGGCCAACGGCGCGACCCCACCGCCGCGAAAGACCTCGTTCACGTTCTTGCTGTGTTCGCGCGCGACGGCGTAGGGACCGGCCGTCTCTGGCAAGCTGTTCAGCGTGTCCAGCACGTCATCCGCAATCCGGCCAGCGATCCGCGCCTCGTTGCGGCGGCCAGCGTCGCGGGCGGTGCGCTCAATGTCCAGCAGTTCGGAGCGCAGTCCCTGCAACTCGGCTGGCGTGGCCGCAGCGCCCAACCGCTGCGACGCCTGCTGCTGCGGAAACGCGCCAGGGTACAGCATGTTAAGCTGCGACATCACCGCGTCAGTCTGTTCGTCGGGCGTTTCGCCGCCCAAGAACCGCCTAGCATACGCTGGGATGTTGTGGCGCTGCGTGCTGGGTGTCTCCTGCACCAGCGCCGCAAAGCGTTCAAACAACGGGGCGGTGTCAATCCGCACGTCACCTGGGATCGAGTTCCAAAGGACGCGCTCCTGGTCGCGCGCGGCCTTGTACGCCTTGTCAAACTCCTCGCGCGCGATGCGAGAGGCGGCGTCCGCAGGAGCCCCCGGCTCCAGCGCGGCAATGCGCTCCCGCGCTCGCGTCTGCGCCTGCTCAACGCGGGCGTTAAGGGCGTCCGTCAGGCGACCGACGCGGCTTTCCAGGAAGGCCCGCGTTTGCATCGGGTCGCCGCCCAGAGCGCGGGCTTCTTCCTCCAGCGTCCGCTGGGCCGCCGCAGCGCGCTCGCGCAACTGCTGGGCAATGGCCGGGTTCTCGTCCGCTACGGCCTTTTCTAGGGCCAGCAAACGAACGTCGCCAGTACGTTGGGCGGGCGTCAGTTCGCTGATCGTCGGGGCTTCCGCCGCCCGAGACGCAGCGCCAGCGTCGGGCACCAGCGAAGTGAGCCGGCGGGCGGCGCGGGCTTCGGACCCAGATTGCGTGAATGGCGCAACGGCGCCCTGCGCCGCGCGAACGCCTGGCATCTGCGTCGCTAGGCGGGGGGCCGAAGCCAGCGCGCCAACGCTAAGGCCACCAGCCAGTTCGCCCAGCGCCCCAGCACCCTCGTCGCCAGGGAAGTTCTGCTCCGCAATGTACCGCCCGCCGCCAGCGCCAGCGCCTGCGGCGGTTTCAACGGCCATCGTTGTAATTGGCGCGGCAACAGGCGCTCGCGCAACGCTCTCGCCAACACGCGCGACAAGCGGGCGAGCGGACGTGGCAGCAAGACGCGCGGCGCCCAGCCCTGGGATCAGCATACCTACCGCTTGGCCAACACCCTGCCCGATGTATTCCTCCGGCGTCTCAGCGACCGCGCCCTCACTAGGCACCATCGGCGCATCGACGGCGCGGCCGAACCGGGCCAGCCCGGACTCGATGCTGGCCGAACCGCCAAACGGGCGTTCGCTAACCGGCAAGCCAACCGCGCGGAGAGCGGCGTTGGCGACATCAACAGGAGCGCCAAACGTCTCCGCAATGAGGCGGTTGGCAAAAGGAAGCATACCTTCCCCTCGACCCGTAGGCGCTTGGCGCGGGCCGGGGACGCCGTCGGCGGCGCGCGGTTGCGCCGGCTGGCTTGGCATAGACCGAAACGCCGCTTCTACCTCGCGGGTGAGTACGTCAGGCGCCGTGCCTTCCGGCGCTTCAATCTCAAACCGACGTCCGTCAGGCGCCGTGACTTCGTATCGCATGGCGCCCTCCTACTGGATCGGCCGGATAATAAACCCACTCGGCGTTCGTACCTCACCAGAGTTTTCAGCGGGTAGCCGAGCTGGCGTGCCTCGCCGCACAGGCGTGCGGTCTGCCGCTTCTGGAGACAGCGGCGCTTCGGGTGCGCCGACCACGGACAAAAAGTTACGGATGTTATTGGCGGCCACTCGGGCGCTTCGGCGCTCTGTTATGGGAAGATTGGTGTCGTCCGACGCGCGTTCTTCGTTCGCCAAACGGGTTCTGAGGGCGGTAGACATACCATGTATCCGCGTCTGAAGGGTTTGCGGATCCGTAAACGCGCCCGGCGTGATGTCGTATTCCCGAAGGATGCGCTGCATCTCGGCCACAGGAAAGCGGTCGTTCAGCGCCCACGCCCGGAGAGCTTCGTTCTTGGCCGTTTCAAACGCAAGGCGGCGGTTGGTGAACTCAGGGGAGACAAGGTTAATGCCAACCTGGCCAGCAACGCGCTGGGCCGCTTCGCCAACCGCAGGAAGCGCGCCCGTGGTCCGGGGCACTTGCGCCAATGCGTACAGCGTTCTGGGCGGCGCTTCCGCGCCCGCAGCGGCAGGAGCGGCGGGGGCAGCAGGAACGGCGGGGGCCGTCATCATGTTGAGCGGGCGGCTTTGGTTGGTGAACATGTTGCTCACGCGAGGCTGACCCGTAACCGGGTCGGCGTCGAACCGCTCAATTCCGTCCACAATTCCCATGGCCGTGGGACGGTCCACGCGAAACGTAGTCATGATGTCGGCGATGCGCTCATCCCGCGCCGACGGCGCTCGCGGTCGGTCAGGCGACGTGAAGACCGGCTCGCCAGTCCTCGGGTTGACCAGCGTACCGCCAGGGGCCACCGAGACGGGCGACGGCGGTCGGTCAGGCGACGTGAAGACCGGCTCGCCAGTCCTCGGGTTGACCAGCGTACCGCCAGGGGCCACCGAGACGGGCGACGGCGCCCGCTCTGGTGCGGTGAAAAGGACGTTCCCCGACCGGTCAATCACCGAGTTACCGGGGGCGACCGAGATGGGCGCTTGGTCTTGCGCTCGCGGGGGCGCCGTGTAGATGACATTGCCCGCCCGGTCGATGACCGAATTACCGGGTGCAACAGATATGGGTGCCTGATCTTGCGGCCGCGCAGGGGCCGTATAGATAACGCGCCCCGTTCGCGGGTCCACCAGAGAACTGCCGGCGGCAACAGAAACGGGCGCGCGTTCAGCCCCCGCCGTCGCCCTTTGAATTAGCAACTCCGCGCCGCCAGCCACATCTAAACGGGCTTGCGGGCTGAACCGTTGGGGGATGGAGCCCGCAAACTGCGGGAACTCCTGCACGACCCGGCCGCGCCAATCGTCCCAGGCCGCTTGGTCGTTAACGCCGCCCAATTGGCCCCGGTACAGTTTAAACCGGTCAGCATCGGTTTGCGCCCTAAGACGCGCGGTCTGCGCGGTCTGGTACGCCCGCTGCGAGGCCGCTTGTTCAAACTGCGGGGCCAGCATCGGCGCGGCGCGGCGGAGCTGGTTAAGGCCCTCTGGCGTGTTCAGATCGACGCCAGCGGCCATCAGACCGCGAAGCGCGTTGCGCTCCTGCGCCGTCTCCTGCGCCTCGGCCATCCGCATCCGGTTCATCTGGATGTTCTGGGCCTGCCCGTAGATCTGCCCGACGTCGGGCATCTGGAAGGGGCGGACCTGCAAGGCGATGGTGTTATCGACCATGTGCGTCGCCCCTTATCTCATCGGCCCATAGACGCCGGAACTGTAGTTTGGGTCTAGCCCAGGGTTGCCGGCAACCGATCCACCACCAGACGGGTTCATGAAGTTGTACATCATGTAGTTCGGCACAGCCGATTGCAGCGCGCCTGTCAGGGCGTTCACGCCGCCGACGTAGCCCGACGCGCGGGCGGCGCCTGCGCCCATCTGCGCGGCGCCAATTCCCCGCCCGGCTTCGCCAGCAGCGCCCGTCAGCACGTTCGTGCTGGACTGGCCCTGGCCCAACATTCCTTGCAGCGGGTTAAGCTGGGCGTTGCGGGCGGTGTAGTAGCGGTTGAAGGCGTTCTGGTACTCCTGCGAGGCCAGATCCTGCCCGAACCGCTGGACGCCCTTCAGCGTGGTGCCCGACAGCAGACCACCGCGCGCCGCCGCCGACCGCTCCAGCGCCTTCATACCCTCGCTCATGCGGAAACCGTAGCCGGGGTCGGCTTCGAAGTCGGACATGCCAAAGTCGCGGGCGTAGCGGCCAAAGTCAGCCGCGTTCGCTTCGCCGCCTTCCAGGCCCAGCAGCGTCATCAGCCGGTTCTGAGCGGTCCGGCCAGCTTCGCGGACCGGCGCTTGCAGCTCGACCTGGCGCTCAAACATCTCCCGCTGCGTGTTGGCGGCTTGGTCGGCGGCGCGTTTCTGCGCGCGGGCGGCTTGGCTGGATCCGTAGGCGCCAGCGCCAGCGCCGATTGCCGAAGACCCCAGAATAGCAGCGCCGGTGCTTATGGGTTCGGGCACAGCGGAAACTCCTTCCGGTAATCCTCAAACGTCTCACCGTAAAGCGACATCACGGTCGCGGCCTTGGCAAGCGCGGCGTCTTTACCCTGCGTCAGCAGAACAACCAATAGAACAAT